AGTGTTAATACTACAGCAACTGAAATTAAAGATATTGCTGGTATTTTAAATCAAATTGGGCAAATAATTGTTAGATCCAATAATACCACTGTTCAAGCAATTGATAGTGTACAAAGAATAAATGTAAAAGTAGTTGATAGTGTTCAAAGTTTAGGACAACTTCAGGTTGGTATTGCGGAGCGTCAATTACAACAGCAAATGCTGATTGCTTCAAATGCAGAGAATACACAAGAAAAAATTGCTTCCAGGCAATTAGCAGCTGCTGAAAAATCAAATATGTCTCTGCAACGTAAGTCTAGTGGAGATTTAGATCCTGAAGGATCTGGTTTTGAAGGTCCTCAAGGTGGAATTCTTGGTAACATGCTTGGTGGCATGGGAAATCTTTTAGATACTGGATTGAGTATGCTTGGTGGTGGTCGCCGTGGTCGCCGTCGTGGTCTTGGTAGAATGAGTCGTGCTGGGAGAAGAGCACAAAGAGCATCAGGATTATCTACTGCTAATGCTGGGGGACCTGGTATCCGTGGAATGAATTTCCGCAACAACGGTATGACTGGTAGTAAGTTATCTATTAATAGAATTTTTGCTGGCACTGCTGGTCCAGGTGATGCGCTTGGTACAGCACAAAACGATATAACAAAGAGATACGCTCAAAGATATGGTCAAAAAGCTGCCATGAAACGCTTTGGCGCAGAAGGTTTGGAAGCAGCAGGAATGGGTCTTGCTAAAGGAGCAAGAGTGATGAAGTTCTTGAGTCCTGTATTAAAGAGAGTTCCTATAGTTGGTGGTCTATTAGATTTTGGTATAAGTCTTGCTTTGGGAGAATCGGTTGGTAGAGCAGCAGCAAAGGCAGTTGGTGCTACACTTGGTGCTGGTCTAGGATCGTTTGTTCCAATTCCTGGTGTTGGCACTATTCTTGGTGGTATTGCTGGTGATTTAGTTGGTGGAGCAATTTATGATGCTTTAACCGGTGGAAATAAATCTAGCAACTCTAACTCAGAGAGTTTGACTCCATTTGCTTCTGGTGGTATTGTTACTAAACCAGTTGCTGGTCTAGTTGGCGAAGCTGGTCAAGAAGGTGTTTTTCCACTTGAAGGTGCTAGAGGTAGAAAAACATTTCTTATGTTTGGTGAAGGTATGTTAGAGGCACAAAAAAATAACAAAAGAAAATATGCCGAACTACAAGCATCGGGATTCTCTGAGTATTTTGATAAAAAACCATGGTGGAAAGGACTATTAGATGCACTTGGCAAACTCTTACCAAAATGGATGAGAGGTGGTGGAGATGACGATCGCGATCGTACTCCTGGCGGTGGTGGAGACATTGATGTATCTAAACTTGCTGGTGATACCCCAGAAGCAAAAGCATGGTTGGCAGCAATTAACGCTACAGAAGCGGGTGGTAAAGATAGATATAACACAATAGTTGGTGGTGAGGTTGTTCCTGAATTGACAAAAATGACAATGCAGGAAGTTTATGATATGGCGTATGGAAGTTCTATTGGACAAGGATTCTTGCCAGAAAGATTTGGCGGTAGAAAAGTTAAATATGCTTCCCCAGATGGTACAGTATATTCTTCTCATGCTGCTGGTGCTTTCCAATTCCATCCAGGTACAATGATGGCGAGAGTGAAGGACGCAGGAATGGATCCAACAACAACTTTATATACTCCTGAAAATCAACAAAAACTTGCTTTAGCTCATTTGATGAGTCTTGGTGTTGATCCAAATAAAGCAATGGATTCTGCTTCGTTATCAAAAGCTGGATCAATGGCAGGATGGCAAGGACTTTCTGTGGAAAACAATCATATTACAGAATCTGGTGCTATGAAACTGTATAGTGATATGCTGAAGAAAGCAAACTCTGGAAGTGGGCAATTTGGTGATTTAACTACAACTCCTCCAATTAATCCTTTATCAGCATTAATGGATCCAGTAGAAGACAAAAGTGATAATCTTTTTCTGAAGTCTTTTATGATACAACAGCAGGAAAAGCAACTTCAACAAAATCCATTTGTTATTACAGTGCCAGCACCCACCACACAATCATCCACGCAAGAATCTCAAGCTACTACCTCAATGGCAACTCTTGGATCTAGCGGGCACGGTTTGGTTGCTTTCGCAAATATTGCTGCTATAAAATAATCATGGTAGTATCAAATCCAACTGACTTTACGCTAACAAAAGTTATCATTTATCCAAATGGTGATAAAAAACCACGTCCTATTACGGGACTAGTCAATCATATAGAATACGTAGAAAATATTGCTTTTCCTTTTTTATCAGCAAAAATGAGGGTTGTTGATAGTGCTGGATTGCTTATAGGTCTTCCAATACAGGGTGGGGAGAAAGTAATAATAGAAGTTAATTCTACCGCATTTAAAAAAAAGATAGAATACGAATTTGTAATTTGGACTGTACAAAATAGATTTGCCCAACAGAAAAAACAGTCATATGATATTGGTTTAGTTTCTGCTGAAGCATTAATAAATGAAGTTACCAGAATCAATAAACCATTATTTGGAAATTCTGAGAGTATTATAAATGATCTTCTTGTTAATTCTTTAAAGACGACAAAAACAGTATATTCGGAACCATCAAAGTTTGAGACAAAGATGATTCCAAGCAGAAAAAGACCGTTTGATTTAATTGCTGATCTTTCTGTACGAAGTGTATCTCCGCAAACAAATTATAGTTCTAGTAATAGTTCAAATAATAATGAATCAGAGCAGCAAATTAAAGGATCCGGTGGATTTTTCTTTTGGGAAACAATCAGAGGATATAATTTTTTTGCTGTCGATTCTTTATGTGCTGATGATAATAGCGAATTAAAATCAAAAAAATTAGATTCACAAACGTGGGGAGAATATGTAGAGAGATTGGGCAACCAGGAAGATGGTGATACTAGATTTCAAATTTTGGAATCAAATTTTGCGTCTGAAATTAATCTGCTCGTTTCGTTACGTAAAGGAAAATATTCTTCCATGATGGTGTTCTTCAACCACTCCACGGGACAGTATGAAGAATATGTTTACAAGATCAAGGATAGTTATGATAATATGGCACATCTTGGTGGTCAAGAAGGAATTACTTTGATTCCAACAAATCAGATTGAATTATCTGATTATCCGAGTAGAGTGATGTCTATCTACTTGGATCACGAATCATGGTATAACGAAAAAACCCCTGCTTCACCAGACCCAAAAGACGGTAGTTCAAGTCCTACAAAATTTGCCGATTGGCAGAAATTTTACTCCGCACAGTCTATTGCGAGATATGAGTTATTGAATAATCAATCATGTACTCTTGTGATACCTGGAAATCCAGATATTTGTGCCGGAGATAAAATTGATATTAGGTTAGTAAATAAAGCACCAACAGTCGAAGGAAAAAAGGAACCATTTGACTCAGAAAGTAGTGGAGTTTACTTAATCTCAGAAGTGGCACATTTTTATGATACTACAGCAGGTCCTGGTGGTAAGTTCACAACAACTCTCAGACTTATGAGAGATTCATATGGTCTTAAAGATAGACCATCAAACCACGGCACTAAATAAAAACGTAGAAGCAATTACTTATGGAAAACATCGAAGCCCACATTGCTAAGGATAAAGAGATCCTTGACAATCCTATGACTTCTCCTAACCAACGTCGTCATATTGAAGGCGAACTTCATGAATTAGAGGATTATGTAGAACATCACAAAGAAGAAATTGAAGCAGGAGATCATCACGATCCAACTGCACTCGAACTTTATTGCGATCAAAATCCATCAGAATTAGAATGTTTAATTTACGATGATTAATTAATATGGACCAACTATTATCACAGTTGATTCCTACTCAGCGCATTGGATCCGATGGTTTCAATTGGTGGGTGGGTCAAGTCGAACAAACTGCCGCAGAAGAAAAAACTAACAAAGGCGGTTATCGTTTTAAAGTTCGTATCGTAGGAGATCACCCTGAAAGTAAGGAGATCCTTGATACGCCAGACTTGCCATGGGCAAATGTGATGATGCCAGTCAATGTGCCCTTTATGCCTGGTAATGTTGGTGGAGCACATCCACAACTTATTAAGGGATGCTGGGTTGTTGGTTTTTACTTAGACAACTTAAAGCAGAAACCCATTATCATGGGTTCTATTGGACAAACTCCTGGTGCTACAACTATCTCTAAGAGTGAGAGACCTAATGGCAGCACAGCTTTTGGAACAGTCAATAATACAGTTGATAATCCGGTAAATCCTGTTACGGACGGACAACCAGCACCAGAAAATCCTGAAGGTGGACAAGGAGAAGCAAACAAAACTACTGGTGCTTTGCCAACTGGTGATGATACAGTCCCAATACCCCCAAGAATGCTGAGGGGTCGGGATGATGAAAAATGGTGTCAATCTGTAGCAGAAAAATGTGACAAACAAAATCTAACTGACAAAACCAAAATTTTACTTGGTGAATTTTTAAATGAAGTTCAGAAAAATAATGGAAATATTGGCACGTATTTAATTAGTCCTATTAGTGGAACAATTAATAGTGGTATTGGCATAGCAAGAAAGTATGTCAATAAGTTTATGAGTGTGATCAGGCATTTTATCGCAAAAGTAAAAGGTTTTGTACTTGAGAAACTCACTAATGCAGTTAAGGATCTAATTAAAGCAGTATTATATCCAAATGAAACTGGAAACGCTCTTACTCCAGTTACAGAATGGTTCAATAATCTTCTTAAAGATCTTGGATGTAAAATGGCAGATCTTGGAGACCGGTTAGCGGAATTCTTGACAAACGTTTTAATGGGTCTAATTAATCAAGTTTATCGTGCTGCAGCATGTCAAGTAGATACATTAGTAAATGGTATTCTATCAAAAATCAATTCCTTGATGGAAGAGATTTTAGGAAAAGTTCTTGGACCTATTCAGGATATTCTTGGTGCTATTGCTGGACCACTTAATATTTTAGGTGGAGCAATTAAT